CACCTCCATATCCTAGCCACAAGTGATGGCAGGATACCCATGAAGGAGATTGCCGCCCAGTGGGGACATCGAGTAGACTTCAGACAACCGAAAAAGGCCAATGATGTCCTTCGGTATCTGAGAGGGTATCTGGTCAAATGCGACACAGAGGGTGTCAACATGAGACCATTCGGAGACATACACAAATCTAAAACTTAGATTTCAAACACTTCTTTTCTTTGTATGACCAATAGTGACCCTTCGGGCACTTGCCTCTGGCAGCCGGGGCTTTCCCCGGACGAAACCCATGTGCGGAAGTTGTCTTACCAGTCTTCCGAGACTCAGACTGTCGCTTAGAATAATCAGACTTAACACGATCAAGAACATGGGTAGTGCGGGTTGGGGAAGCAGCCACAGGGTGCACCAAGCCCTGGGATTTGGATATAAATTCACCACCAGGCAGCCTAGGACCAATAGGATTAGTTAGAGCTGCAATCCGCTTAGGATCATTAGGATCTCTAGAAAAAGAATACATATCCCAAGTAGAATATACATCTTGACGAGGACCAGGAACATAAACTACTGGTGCTCCAGGGATGATTTCACCACTGGGGGCTCCAAACCATCCGGGTTCATTAGGAGAGCCAGGAACAGCGACAAACCAAATTGTGTCACCAGTTTCCTGATCGTAATGAATTAATTGACCAGGCATTACAAAACCGCCAAAATCGAGTCATGATGATAACCAGCTATTACCAAGGCAATCAACAAGAGGATCTTAAGATGCTCAGGAGAGACATCAGCAACTTTCATGCTAGATCCTTACAAAGACTCCATCCTTTGACATCAACAAAGATGGTAGGAGTAACAGATGCATCACTAGATTGGAATACTGACAATATTCCAGCAGGAACAAACAGATTACGAACACGTACAACCTGAAGTGTAGATGCATTAGTATTCATGTAATCCAAGAACACCTTATTGATTGAATCTCCATCATCACGAAGATCGTAAGGTGGAGCTTCCAATTCTTGATCCTCTGCAATATCTACAATCGCACCAGAAGTAACAGATTGAGTAGCCAACTGGGCAAGAGGATTATTAGGACCGGAAATGGTCTCCTCAGCAACAGGAGTAACAACCTCCATTCTATCAAGATTGTAAGAATGAATCATTCCGGCAGTAGAATACTTAGTAGTAGTACCACCAGTAGCAGTAGCCTCAACTTTGTTAGAATCACAAATTGTTAGCTTGAACTTATCAACAAGAGACATACCACCAGAACCAGTCTCAGTAATTTCCCAAGCAGGAGAAGCCCCAAGATCCGTGTAAGTCCACTCCCTTTGACCATCAGTACATCCAAGAGGAACCAAAGTATTAGCTTCCTTAGGATTATCTAAATCAGTATAATCGACCATATTCTGCTCTAAGAAAGGACGAATAGTACGACCATACTTACCCATTTCAGATTTCGTCACACCTGCCTCACGGAACATATGATCCCTGGCAAAGTGAAACTTTCTGAATGAATTTCGCATCTTCCAGGTATTTGGAGCACCACCAATAATCCAAGGTGCTTCATCTTCGAGAACAATAGTACAATCGACCCAATACCCAACAACATTACCATCACGATCAGTATGATCGTGATTACGAGAATTAAGCCAACTCATATCTTTTACGAGATTGAGATAATGAGTCTTATTCTTTGCAATAGGAGAAGCGTAAGTTAGGCTTCCTTCTGATCCAATTTTATGCGACATATTATTTTCCTCTAATGTTACGGCAACGCCGGTAACAGTGAGCGGAGAGAAGGCAGTAAATCAAACTTTAGTAGGTACTAAACTAACTGAGCCTATAGGCTCAACAGATTCACCTAATAATTTACCACCTTGGGCCGAAGCAGGTTCGGCTGCGTTAGTTAGACCTGAACCTAAGATTACAGTCTTTCAACGCATGATCGGGTGGCTACACTCAAATGTTCGCTCGCATACCCTAGAACAAGATAAGGCAGGCTTCACCTGCCAAGACTGCCCACAGCCTAGAAAACCATACCATGTCCAACACTGGACAAGGAAGGAATTACCATTTAGATCAGAGAAACTCTGGTCATGGTGGTGGAACCCATTACAAGTAGGATGGGATACTTACTTCACTGACAGATGCAAAGACTGCAACAAGAAGTATTCCAGATTCAAACGAGCTCATAGAGCAATGAAAAAGATTCACGATCGTGGAATGGACATTTGGTTCATCACCTTGACGAGACCAAACATCACTGGAGTACCAGGAGATAGTCCATTTGCCCAACAGGCAGATCGTGAACAGTGGATAGCAGATTTCAAGAAATTCCGTAGAACAAAGATTTGGAAAGAAACATTCGGGGGCGGATACTGGTTCTATGAATATACCAGCAACGACCCTGGCGACAAAATCTTCGCAAAAGATGGGACTTTCATTAGACAAGCCCAAAACTACGAGATGAACGGACACCTCCATATCCTAGCCACAAGTGATGGCAGGATACCCATGAAGGAGATTGCCGCCCAGTGGGGACATCGAGTAGACTTCAGACAACCGAAAAAGGCCAATGATGTCCTTCGGTATCT